ATCAAGCGGAGCACAAGGACCTGCTGGGCCTACCGGAGCCGACGGATCAAGCGGAGCACAAGGACCTGCTGGGCCTACCGGAGCCGACGGATCAAGCGGAGCACAAGGACCTGCTGGGCCTACCGGAGCCGACGGATCAAGCGGAGCACAAGGACCTGCTGGGCCTACCGGATCACAGGGTAATCAAGGATTCCAAGGACCTACCGGATCACAGGGTAATCAAGGATTCCAAGGACCTACCGGATCACAGGGTAATCAAGGATTCCAAGGACCTACCGGATCACAGGGTAATCAAGGGTTCCAAGGAGCTCAAGGAGCCCCGGGAGCTGCTAGTATTATAATCGCTAGTAGTTTTGGCGGGTTGTAGTTATAATTGTCTATATTAAAAAGGAGCACGCATGCCAGTTACATCAACACCTATTTTTCCTCAATCACCATACTTTGTTGCAAAGACACTTGCAGCACAAACAGCTTGTACTACCAGAGCTCCTACTGCAACAGCATCACTAGCAGCAGCAAATATTGTAGAGGTTGTACCAGCTTCAACTAATGGGCTAAGGATTGATAGTATTCAAGTCAACTCTTGCTCTACTTCTTTTACTTCAGCCACTGCTGGTAATATCGTAGGCATATGGGTATGGGATGGAACTACAGCTTATTTGTTTACTGAAATACTTGTGACCGCTGTCACTCCTTCCACTACTGTTGCTGGGTTTACTACTACTTTGACTTTTGCCAACCCTCTTGTTTTGCCATCTACATTTAAACTTTTTGCCTCTGTTAGCGTTACTACTACCGCCAGTACTACTGCGTTGCAAGTTTGCGTGATGGGGGGAGCATATTAATGCCAGGAGCGTTTAATTACAACACGGCTACAACAAAGAAAGGAGGAGCCTTTCAGGGTCCGCTGTCTGGGCTTGTCTACAGTGCGTCTACTAAGGCTCCTATAAACCCTACCCCTGGTGACATGTGGTTTAACACTGATAGTGCAGCTTTACTAATTTACATAAATGATGGAACTTCCTCACAATGGGTTGAAATAGGTAACAATGGTGTTGCTAATCCAGTAGGAACTATTATTCCATTTGCTGGTGCTTCTTCACCCTCTGGCTTTTTGCTGTGTGATGGTACTAGCATTTCTAGCTCTAATTATCTTGCTCTTCATTCTGTAATTAGTAATACTTATGGCGGTAGTGCATACACAGGGGCAGCAGGGTTAAGCTTTAATCTTCCTGATTATAGGGGTAGGGTTTTGATCGGGGCTGGAACTGGGACTGGGCTTACTGCAAGAACTCTTGGGGGTACAGTTGGAACAGAGACACACACATTGGCAAGCGGTAACATACCGCAGTTGACAACTGGAACTATGAGTACTAATGCTAGTCATACTCATTCTGGATTTGCTCATCCTTTATTGAAATATGTAGGGTCTGGAGGTAATAGAGTAGATCTAGCAGGTGGTTCAGCTTGGATTGGAACAGATTCAAGCCCTACTACAGTTAATTCCCAGAGCACTGATCATACCCACACAGTTGGAACTGCCTCTCCAGCGGCGGTCAGTAATTTGCAACCAAGTATCGGCATTAACTATTTAATTAAAACTTAGAGATAAATATGCCAATAGATTTTCCTTCATCACCGACCACCAACCAGACTTACACTTATAATAATAAGGTTTGGGTTTATAGTGGTACGGCATGGGTGGGCGGTACAGTTATTTCTGCATTACCTGCTGGCTCGATGCAAATGTATGCCGGTACAGCTACTCAAACAGTAAGCTTAGGAGTTGTCACAACCACAGCACCTAGCGGTTGGTTACTAGCTAATGGTAATGCAATATCAAGAACTACCTATAGTTCATTATTTTCTGCTATTGGAACGACTTACGGCACTGGAGATGGATCTACCACATTTAACCTACCTGACCTTAGAGGTAGATTGCCTATGGGGTCAGGAACTGGCGTGGGTTTAAATGCTTCTGGCACAGGCGTGACCTCTGGAACGGCCATGACTGCAAGGGCATTGGGTGCGTGGTTTGGCGAAGAAACTCATCTATTAACTACCGCAGAGTTAGCCAGCCACACTCATGCAAATACAGTTAGTGGTGGAAACACCTCTAGTGCTGGTAGTCACTTCCACAGTTTTGGTAAGCCCGCTATAAGTTTTAATTCACCATCTGGAAATTTTAGTGTGAGCACCCCCGGAGGTAGCTTGCATAGGTTTTCTGATAGTGATGGTGTAAATGATACAGACACCGTATCAGACCATCTACACACCTTTACGCCATCAATTTCTAACGTCGCTGCCGGTAGCGATAGTAGACACGCAACTATACCACCAGTTTTAGTAATGAATTTCATCATCAAAACCTAGGAGACTAAAATGTTAAATCAAGTTAATGTAAGTATTATTGTTCGTGATAATGATTATTCTGTAGCCCTAAATGCAGTAGATGACAGCAACATTTCAAAAACAATAAGGATGCCTATTAGCATAGGGTCTGAAGATGGAGCATTAATCAGCAGCTTAATCAATAGGGCGTGGGATTACATTCCAGATGCTGCACCCGATGAGCTATCACAAGCTAAAGCCAGAAAGCTACAAGAACTAAACAGTGAATGGGCAACCGTAGAAAAAACCGGATGGGACTCTGGTCAAGGCTACCACCTAGGTATTACCCCTTCTGATGTTGCCCTTATTGTAGGAGTGTTCTCTTTGGCTAGAGAGGCCTCAGCAATGGGCTTACCTTTGCCAGGACTAATCAGCATGGAAAACAATACGATTGAATTTGAAACCATACAAGATATGACTGTACTGCTTATGTACTATGGTAAGGCTAGATCTGATATGGCTAATGCTTTTGCTGCTAGGCGCAAAGCAGTAGAAAATGCTACTATGATTGAAGAAGTAGCGGCAGTTTAACACTTATCACAGTAAGTCATGTTGAAAATTATCTATGATTTTAATATAGTTATTTATTACTTTTTAAAAGGAAATGGATATGCCAGATGAATATATAGTTAACGAAGAAGGAGAAGTTTTCTTCTCTGCAAAAGACGATCCAGTATCTCCCTGCGGCCCTGATTTTACTTGGGAAGAATGCGGTTTTGACTTAGCAGAAACTCTTCTACCTTCTCCTCAAGGGCAGTGCCCTGAACCAGGATGCCCTGGATACGATGTTGACGGCAATCAGCTTGATGACGTTTTTGGAGGTAACGACGCCCTTGATGGAAAAACTGGAACTTTGGGTAGTAGCTCTTTAGTTCCTTGGGGACCTGGGCGTTTTCCTGGAAGAGGTATTACAGGAGTCGTACACAACCCTACCGATCCAGGTCCAATAGTTGTAAATTTCACTGGAGGCAAAATTCCATGCGGTGCCCCCTTAGGAACAAATTTAGGACAGTTTTTTATAAGCGGAGGAGGAAATAAAGGTCCAGCTAAGTTCCATGCGGATTTTGTGTCGGGAGGAGAGTCGTTTAGCGGATGGCTGGACCTCGGAGCCTCTTACAGCGGACCGGGGTATAAAAACAGTATATTCACGGCATTACCGTCAAGCGGTAAAGACCCAGATGAATTGTACCAAGCAGGTAAATCTATAGATTTAAGTATTCTAATAACCATCTTAGATGACGAAGGTAAACCGACAACTAACACTACAACATACAATCAAACCTTTACAGTTACTGATACTGGGAAGTGTAAAGCTGGGAGCAGTGCAGGAAAAAATTCCAGCGTAGTGGGTAGCAGCGCAACAAGCGAGGAGCCAGATTGCGGTTACGAAGTGTGGGCATGGCAGGAAATAGGTGCAAAAGGTTTTACGCCTACCTTATCTTTTACTCCTTCCTTGTCTAATGAAACTGTAAAGAATAGTAGTCTTGGAATTAGTGATCCGTATTTTAGTATTAAAGAAATAATAAACGGAGAAGTAAATATAAATACTGCTACAGGAGTAGCGGTTGTAGGACCAGCAGGGCAAATAATAGCAGTAACAGTTATAAATAGAGGAGGCGGTTACGCAACTGCCCCAACAATATCATTTAGTACGGGAGGAGGAGGCGCTAAATTTACTGCAGTGTTAACAGACGAGCCAGTTGAAAATAAAGGAAAGATAAACGAAAGCTACGGCATTAAAGCTGTTTTTATAGACGACCCTGGAAAAGGTCTAATTGGTACAGAAGTTTTAAAAATAGCACCTGAAGTATCTACAACTTTAGTATCGGTAAATGGCATTGCTCAGTATGTAACAGTCAACAGTCCAGGAAGAGGGTTTAAACAGGGAAGACCCCCGATAGTACAAATACTAGAATCTCTAGACCCAGCCGCTGTACCAATGGTAGGCGAAGGCGCTACAGCCACGTGCGAAATAACCGATAGTAGCAAATCAATAAGTAAAGTTATAATTACAGATGGTGGAAAAAACTATTCTATAAAAAACCCTCCTAAAGTAATATTCTCAGCAGCTCCTGATATTACGACGGGGTGCCCGCCATCAAAAGGGGGCGAGGGCCCTGGTAAAATAGTAAGCGTGTGCGCCCCCCTTAATCCAAGAGAAGCCTTGGGTCTAAGGGAATCTAAAAGCGCAGTGTCTATAGCATTTGACAGAAATGCGGATACACAGTCAACGTTTAAAGTTAGCGAGAAAGTGGGGGCTACTGGGATAGTTACTTCTACCGGTAATGGATTTGCCAATATTGCTATAACAAACGGGGGTTCGTACACTTATTACGAAGGCAGCGCTGTAGTCATTAAAGGCCCTGGAGACATAGAACCCTCTAGTAAAATGACAACCAAAGATATAGAAAATTCTACATTTGTAATTCATGGAATTGTAACTGAAGTACTCACTAAAGAAGAGTCAGCCTCTTTGTCTTTAGCCGAATCAGCGGCGGCTAACCCTCCACCGTGCGATGTAGGTGAGTGGGTTAAAGTACAAGATTGCAGCCAAGGATGCGAAGCTGAAGACCAAAATTCTAGCACGTTTTTAGGTGAGCCAGTAAAAAAATATGTTAGAGTAGGCGTGCCATATAATGGAATATACCACTACGCAATTATATTAGCCCCTGAAGGGTGGGACCCATTAACTATGACTCCTAATGTTACGAAGTCTACAATGGGAATTCCTACAAATGCAATATATTTTCCAACAGGAGGAACAGGAGGAAAAACTATAAATTTATCTACTTATTTTAATTCTGGTAATCGGATACCAGACCAAGATAGGCCGCTTACCGTAGATTTTTCTGGGAGTAATGGGGGTATGCCATACCCTCCAGACTGTTCAGGTCCTCAAGGTGCCATGGATACCGGAGGAGTCGGTAAGCCAGATAACGGATTGGGAGCATCATCTAAACGCAGGTATAAATGCGTAAAGTCCGGAGCTCCGTTAGGTTACGGCGATTTTACTGCTATAATAAAAAAAACACCTCGAAAAGAAAAAAAACAAATTCCTTGCAAAAAAGGAGATTGTGATAAATTCTTTTCTACTTGGATGGCTCAGGCAGTAGGACCTCAAGATGAAAATAACTCATTTGAAGTAAATTGGATATTATTAGAAGGATGCCCAGAGCCCTGTGTGAACAGTAAACCCGATAACAATGCAAGGATAGTAGAATCTACTTTAGTGGATATACCGTGCTCCTGCTATAAGTCGGAAGACACTCTAGGTAACAAAACTCCAGATGACAACGAACCAAAAAATGATTATGGTCTTTTTTCTTGGAAAAAGTTTTTTACTAAATAGAAAGTAAAATATGAAAATAGGACTATGCGCAATTGTTAAAAACGAAGAATCTATAATAACAAGATGCTTAGATAGCGCCAAACCTTTGATAGATTACGTGTCTATAGTGGACACTGGGTCTAGCGATAATACCGTAAGGGTAATAGAAAAGTGGCTTATAGACAATAATGTAGAAGGAAAAGTGTTTAGTGAAGAATGGATTAATTTTGGGGCTAATAGAACATCTGCATTAAAAAAAATAAGAGAAAAAAAAGAAATTGACTATGCTCTTATGATAGATGCAGATGAGATTTTATCTTATGAAAAAAATAAAATAGATATAATTAAAAATCAAATAATACTAGATACACATAACATAATTACTGCTTCAGGTCCGATTAAATATCCAAGGCCGCATATAACAAAAAACAGTATGGGTTTTTACTATGATGGGGCTATACACGAATTTGTAAGATGCAGTGATCCTATAAAAAGCCAAAATACTCTTACCGATATTGAAATAAAATTAGGATCTGGTGGAGCTAGGAGTAAAAATAAAAGTAAATACGAAGACGACGCTGCCTTTATTGAAAAAGAATTAGCTAATATAAAAGACAAAGAGCTAATGCCAAGGTACACTTTTTATCTTGCTCAATCTTATAGAGACTGCGGAAAGCATACTAAAGCCCTTTACAACTACAACGTAAGAGCCTCATTAGGAGGTTGGAACGAAGAAGTATACATGTCTCTTTACGAAGCGGCTAGAATTAAAGAAATATTAAAATATCCTTCTGAAGATATTATACAGACATACTTAAAAGCCTCGGAATACTGCGCAGACAGAGTAGAGGCATTGCATGGAGCAGTAAGAGTCTGCAGAATGTCTGATAAAATGAATCAAGCGTATATTATAGGAAAGCACGCCAAAAGCCTAAATAAAAAAATAAACGGCTTATTTGTTCAAGAATGGATATGGGATTGGGGAATAGACGATGAGTTTTCTTTAGCCTGCTATTGGACTAATAGGTTTGAGGAAGGTTACGAAATTATAAGAAGACTAATATACGCTGCTCCGGAAGACCAACGTGAGAGACTTACTAAAGGTATTAAGTTTTTCGAATCAAAAATAAAAGGTTAATAAGGCAAATGTCTAAAAAAACTGTAATACTTAGGCATAATCGAGCTGCGGGGGACATAATTGTTATGACCGCTGCTGTAAGGGATATCTATAAAGCCCATCACGAAACTTTGGAAATAGGAGTAGAGACTTCATTTTCAGAATTGTGGAATAATAATCCTTACATAGTTAAACTTAAAGATAAAAGACTAGGGGCCTCTGTATACAACCTTAGCTATGGAGAAGGAATAACTAGAGCAGGAAGGGAGCCTATACACTTCCTCCAAGCCTTTCTTCACGACTTTGATGTAAAAACTGCAAGAGTTACTCCCCTGACAGCGCCTATTCCCGACATACACTTGTCGGAAGAAGAGAAGAACAATAGGATAATTAAAGAAAGGTACTGGGTAGTTTTATCTGGGGGTAAAGTAGATTTCACTACCAAACACCCTAGGTTTTATGACGTTCAAGATACTGTAAACGTGCTAGGTTCTATGGGAGTAAAATGTGTCCAGGTAGGATACAAAGGAGGTAAACCTCTTAGCGTACATAGAACGCTAGAGGGAGCTATAGACCTAAGGGGTAAAACTTCACTAAGAGATTTACTTTCTTTAATATATCACGCAGATGGGGTTGTTTGCTCTATAACTTTCGCAATGCATGCAGCAGCTGCATTAAACAAACCTTGTGTTGTTTTAGCAGGTGGAAGAGAGGAATGGTGGTGGGAAGGCTACGTAAGAGAAAACCCTGCATTCAAAGGGTTAAACTTAAAAGTACCACACAAGTACTTACATACTATAGGTTTACTGGATTGCTGTAAGGGCCCCAGAGCATGCTGGAAAAATAAAGTTCTTAAGAGTGAAGGGGATAAATCATTCTGTAACTACCCTTTCCTAGAGCCAGAAGGCCAAACTGTTCCTCTATGTCATCACATAATCGGCGTTAATAAAATACTAGAGTCAGTTTTATCGTACTATATGAGTGGGGATATAAGTCCATTACCAGAATGGGAGAGTAACAAAATGCTGCCAGCGGTGGATAAGCCTACCAGTTTAATACTTCCAGACGGAAGAAAAGTAAATATTTCGGTGTCTATATCAGACGACCCTGCACTTAATGAGAGCAGACGTTTTTCGATACCTGTAATCAGTAAGCCGCCCGTTAATACGCCATTAGTATTAAACGCAATAGAGACGTCTCCACGAGTATCCCCTATAGACCACCCTACAATAGGAGGGTCCGTTACTCTTTGCCTTCTTATGTATGGTGATTTTAAAGATATGCATAAAAGATGCCTTAATGCATTATCAAATGCTCCAAAGGGAAAGATTGACTTAAGAGTGTACCTTAATGAAGCGTGCCCTGAGACTGTAGCGCTGGCAGAGGAGATGCATAAGTTTAAAGTAATATCCTGCCTGTATAAATCAAAAGAAAACAAGTTTAAATACCCTTGCATGAGAGAGATGTTTTACGATAAAGAAAACCCTATAAATAATAAATGGGTTATATGGTTTGATGATGATACTATGGCAGACGTAGATAATGACTGGTTAGAGAAAATATGCCAAGTAGCCATAGATGGGGTAAAGTCAGACCCTAGATTAGGGATGGTGGGACCTAGGTATTTTTTCAGTATGAACGACGCTCACATGGCTTGGATAAAAAAAGGATCTTGGTATAAGAATAAAAACTTCCGCGATAAGGTAGGTAACTCTTCACCTAACGGATTTAAAATACATTTTGCTTCTGGTTCCTGCTGGATGGCAAAAATAGACTGTATACGAGAATGTGATATACCCGATACTAGGTTAAGCCATAATGGAGGGGACGTATGCATAGGGGAGCAGATGTGGCAAAATAACTGGAATTTAAAAAGCTGGAATGCGGATAAAAGAGTTATACTATGGTCAAGTGTTCCTCGAAGAGGTCATAGTGAGAAAATATTCGGGGTGTAGCCGTATAACTAAAAAGGGGAATATAAATGCCACAAAGCGAATCATCTAGTTCTAACTCGAGCTCAAGCTACGGCTCAACAGTTCCATCCGTGAACCACGGAATTAAGCTTAAAAAACTAGTACAGACTAAGTTTACGACAAATAACGTAGACGGGTTTAGGATGAGGATAGAGGCGTATTCCGCAAATCTTATGAGTAACTCTATATTTAGATATATACGAGGCCCGGTCAATTCTCAAGCGATACAGATAGATGAATTTGATGGAGTATGTTCTCCGTCAGATTTAGAGGAGTTCAATCAAGACGCTCCCGCTCAAGGGGCTAATCCAGCTTGGTTTAGAAAAAACTATGTAGATCTAGTGTTCAGGTCGCAGCATGCCGCAAAAGATGCATGGAATCTTATAGTATCAGATGTTAAAATATTAGTAAGCACTTTAGACATTATGGATACTATCGTGCAAGAAGAAGTTATAGGTATAGGCGACCCATTATAATAGGAGGGCTACGATGGAAAATTTACCACTAATAGTTTTAGACGATGGAAAAATAGCCTCCATGCTAAACGATGAATCTTTTTTATCTGAGTTTAAAAATATAAAAATGGCTCTAGAGGCCGGTAGGGCTCGTGCGGCGGCGGCTCCTAAAAAAGGCGGCTGTAAGCCATGTCAGGCAAAGGCTAGAAATGTAGCTGTTGACTTAATGTCTGTTAAAAAGTCTATAGCTAGAATGAGTGATGAAGATAAAATAAAAATGAAGAAATTTCTTAAAACAGAAAAAATAAGAATAGTATTTAAAGCGGAAGACGGTAAGCTGGTACAACTGACATTTTAATGTTTCGCCTAGTTGGCGTAGCATAAATTGTCGTATATATAGAAAGGGATAATGTCATGCTTAAAGCTGTTTCGCTTAAAAGCGAACGAGTAGGGTCTAAGGCTAACATAGTAGTTCAAGCCAAGAACATTGAAGAAGCCCACTCCAAAGAATCAAGAGAAACCGCATTAGAATACGGTAAGACCTCGATGGGTATGAACCGGCCAGGTATCTCGGGAACTCCTTGGATGGAATGGGTTGATTCTGAAGGAAAGCCGCTAAGCTCACAGAAAACGTTTGAAGCTACAAACGATAAAAGTGTGCACATTAGCTGGCCCGTACAAGAAGGCCTGTAAGTGGAAAATACAAGGAATAGGCAAGGTAGTAACAACGTTAAGCCACACGCTAATAAGGAAACTTTAAAGGCAGTGTGGCTTAGTGATCAATCGTACGCAACTACTCTAGTTATTTGTTTTATAGATACATATGGTACAGAGGGCCTAGACTGGGACCCTATGACTATACGTAAAGAAATAGAAGAAGACTTCTCTGTAAAAATTTCAAACACCGCCTTTAATAAACTTATGGCGGGTATTAACATAGTAACTACAGACCAGTTCTACTCTTCATTGCCAGATTTTATAGACCTTTGTAATATACTAGACGGGGATATTCTAGACCCTAAGCTATTTGACCCTGCAGACCCATCAGAGTGCGCTTGGGGTATTACGGAAGCCTTGTTTATGTCACCTCCAGACGAAGGCGACGAAAACCCATTCTCTCAAGATATAGTAGGATACATAGCTGAAGTATGTAAATCTCACGGAATAAACAACCCTCCAGATGTATTAAAAATAGGGCTAAATGGTAACGCAGAAGAAGTTGCTCAAAACGTAGGGCAGGATTTTTCAGACGATCCAGAAATGTATTCAGCGATATGGAAAAACCAACAAGAGAAGTCAGAAGAAATAGCGTCATTTATTAAATCAAGGCTTAGTCTTCTAGTAGATCAAATAAAAAGCTTAAATTTAAATAACGGTAATGTTTTAGATTCTATAAAGAAGTTTTCTGAAAACAGGTAATAATACCCCTAATATTACAACAATACCCATACCCTTAATTCAAGGCTATTTTGCGTCATAATATAGTGTACCGCTTTAGCGGTTAACCACATAAGACCCCGGGTCTCCTTTAACATGGAGACTCGGGGTTTTGTGTTTTACTTTAGCCATTGGAGAAACAATAGAGAGAGTTGTTTGTATTGCGTTGTGTACTAGTAACTAGACCAGGAGCATGAAGCATGAAGGTAGTTATAGTCAGGACTGACGGTAGCGTAGAGTATGTAGATTGCGTAAACCCTCCATTCTTAATCGAAGGCTGTTTGATTGAGAAAATAGACTTAAGCAAGGAGGTGGCGATGTTTCATGACGATCTGGCAGAAGCCAGAGAGAAGCGCGAGAACACGTGGGCAACGGCAATAGTGGAAGAGTTCACGGGAAGCTTCGTCCCAATTTTTGGAGACGTAGCTATAACTGGGTACGGGGCGTACGGCTTAATAGGAGTAGCTTAATGAGCATGCAGGAAGAAAAGCTTAAGAAGATTAAGAAAATAGGAGAGAGGACAGAGAAAAATACTCTTATGGAAATAAGAGTGAATTTTGCAAAAGACATACTAATCCCTAAGACTATGAGAGTTCTAAGGGAGATCAAAGAAAAAGTATACCCGATGGATACGGCTATACACAACGGGCTAGGCATAGCTTTAGCAAATGACACCGGTAAAACCTCAGTAGTTAATTTAGGAGGTATAACCGTGTGGATGGAGGACGGTCGAAAATTTTCAATGTATTCAGCGTACGACCCAGTGGAAGAGCTAGTAGAGTTCATCGTTGTGATTACTCCTCTCTTCCATATAGAAGACCTGTTTGAAGCAGCAGCGGTTTACTGTAACAAACCAATGCCTTCGATAGGAATGCCAGTAGAGTTTGATGCAGGAAGAAGCACATACATGACACCTCTAACAAACAAGGTAATGTATGTAGACAAACAAAAGATTAGCTGGCCTCTCGTAGACGGAGAAGCCTACGCTGATTACCTATGCGGAATGACCGAAAGTATAATGGAGCTGTGCTCCGAAATTTGCGGAAAGGCATAATCATGGATGAATACGAAAGAGAAGAGATTTTGTCGAAGGTAGCCGAAGAAATATTTGCTACCGTATCCGGTAAAGACGGTCCCCCAGAAGAGCCTACGGAGGATCAGGTTAGGCAGGTTAGGAAAATAGTCAATATTAATAATAAGGAAGCACTAAAGAAGTACAACATCCAACCATGGGAGGTAGTGGAGTACCTAGACCGGAAGACCCGAAAGGGTCTACCTGGATATAAAATAACAAAGGATATTGGTATGTGCACAGAGAGTTGGGTTATGGACAACTCTCTGATGCTTTCGGCTTTCACAATAGAGGAAGTCAGAAGGATAATTGCAAATAGGCTAATTGTAGAGAAGATGAGCGAAGATTGGATAGAGAGCCTAGTTGGAGGTTTCTGCAGCTTGGGCGCTCCTCCGAGAGCCAGCACATTTACCATATCCAACGCAGAAAACAAGCTAGAGGTAGATTTAAGAGTTTACTCTCTAACTAGACCCTTCTTAAATGAAGAAGCGGTAGCTACGGAAGAAGGATCTAAAGCCCTTTTTGAGGTAGTGCAAGAAGAAGTAAAGAAAAGAAAAGAAGTGCTCGTATGTCTGACTCGTACCGACATAGGCTCACTTAAGATGGACTCCCAAGTAAGTGCGCTATTCAGCCACAGAGGGGAGATTGTAAAAGTAGCATACTACCTAGCAGGAGAGGTAGCCTACTGCATGGATAGGAAATTAAAATTTCCAAATCCTGTTAAGGTTCTAAGAACCAAAGAGGAGAACGTGGAGTATGCTAAAAACCTCTACGGGGGAAGGACGGAAGAGAAACACGAGGAGATAAAGAGAAGGAGATTCTAGTATCAAAGAAATAACAACAAAGATACTAGTAAGGTTAAATACATCCGCTGTTAAGGAAAACAGGGAAAGGACTATATATGCGCTATATGCAAAACACTTAAAAAAGTTTGATAGTGAGTATCCTTGGTATATAGCACACGCCAGAGAGTGTCTAACAAGAAATGGCGTCGAAGTAGAGCCGTACATACGGCTTATAATAAACCCTAAGGGGTTAGATGAAAGTTCGATAAATATGCAGGTTAAAGACCTAGCACTTTTAATAAGTCTTAGTTCTTTCTCTATCGATATAGGGAAGAAGACTTATGAAAAATTATTTGGAAAATTCAAAGAGGAAGATTATTATGGTAAATAGCACAAGCGCAGAATCCATCAAGTCCGTAGTTAGCATGAACGAAGGAGATGCGTTCAGTTCTTCAGACGGCACTATTATCCCAGGTGTTGACACATCATTTCACATCGAGCCAGACACCCTGTCGCTATTCTCGATCATCGAAAAAGAAAGAAAAGAAGGTAAGTCCCAGAACATTATGCTAAAGGGACCTTCGGGCTGTGGCAAGACAAGTACAGCTGAGCAGTACGCAGCTAGACATGGTCTTCCCATGTTAAAGATTAACTGTGCTCTTGTAGAGAGTGCAGCAGAATGGTTCGGGCGTCTCGGTACCACCAGGTCCGGTGGCATGCGAGATATAGGATATATTGACACCCCTTTCACTCGAGTAGTCGAGAAGGGCAATGCTGTTATCCTGCTGGATGAGATTAATCGTACGGGTAAAGAAGTTGTTAACGGCTTAATGAACCTTCTAGATCACACCCGAGCAGCATTCCTTATGGAACGTCGCCCAAATCCAGTTCTCAAAGATGGGGGCGGTATCGTATGGTTTGCAACTCTTAATGAAGGCAGATCCTACGTAGGAACGTCACGCATGGACTATGCGTTAACCACACGATTTAGCGATATTGTTGAGGTAAACTACCTACCAAGAAAGGAAGAAACTGACCTGTTAGTTCTAAAGACAGGGGTAGATGTTAGCGTAGCTACTAAACTAGTAGACTTGGCGAACACAATCCGCATGAAAAGCAAAGGCGTAGAAAGCATATTCTCAGCCGCCTTGGGCACGAGGGAGCTAATAACCGCAGCATCTAGGTATGCGAGTGGTGGCGTCTCCACACTTCGGTTTACAATAGTAAATCGATTTGGTAATGACGGCGGTGCTGACTCCGAGAGAGGCCAAGTTCTAGAGATGATGAAAGGCAAGTTCGGTGCAATGGACTGCACTGCAGCTACAACCGCATCTGATTTGCTAAGCCTCTAATTTAATTACTCCGGTAGGGTAAATTTCTTACCCTACCGGTAAATATAAAACAACAACAAGAAGGATTTAAAAAACATGGCTAGTGATTATTCAAGTGATTATTATCGAAGTTGGTATTCTTCCCCGTCCTACACACCTGCTAAGAAAAAGGTGAAAGACAATTGGAAGACATTCGGAGGCTGGGGTGGTAATACGTGGACAGATACGTACTGGGACTCTAGGTACGAGTATCAGACGAAGTATTCTGAAAAGTCAGCAGAAGAGAAAAAGAAAGAGGCCGATGTAAAAATATGCAAAGTAAGCCTTGCATCAATCGGTAGAAGTGCGAATGTAATACTAAACTCTCCGGATAACACTGAGAAGAGTATGACAGTGAAATTCTCTACGGGTAGAAACGTAAACACCCACAATGACACGGTGATCTACATATCACCTGATAGAATCCTCGCAGCAGAAAACGAGGAAAAAAGGGGCGAGGTTATTGATGCCCTATGCGGAGAAGTGATGTTAGCATCACAGATCCGTAGACAGATACCCATACCAGTAGTAGCGTCATTCAATCGGACAAAGAAACAAAGCGTAAAAGCTTTGTTCTCAGCAATCGAAACTGCCACTGCTAGAAATGCTGTGTCCCAAGAATGGGAGGGCTTCAAGCCATACTTTGACGCCTACAGTGACGTTATTGTAGAGGGAGAGTACGATGAAATTAAAAATCTAATCGCAGAGCATGATGGTAATGACGGGAACCCTACATCATCGTATGCGTTCATACGAGCAGTGTCTTGGAACCTATATCATGTAAACCATCCTATACCTATTCCCGAGGTATACGCTAAGGCGAAAGAAATAATAAAAGTAGGATTGTGCTCTGCGGTTACCCCAGAAGAGCGGCTCGATATGTGTCGTACAGCGGTATACAAAATAGAGAAGATGTACGACAAAGATAAAGATCCTAAAGAAAATCCGGAGGGAGAAGAAAAGCCAAAGATTGACTGGTCATCCCCTATGCAAGGTATAGATAAAAACTTCTTTGGGTTCTCCAAAGTACAGATTGAGAATAAGGAGCTTCCTGCAGCTGCACTTATTGCAGAGGCTTCTGGGGAAGAAAAAGAAGACGAGGCATGCCCAGTTAAATTTGAAGGGCATGGGACTATAGACGAGTTGAGTATAGGAGAGAGGACCGTGCCTATATGGTGTGCTCCTGATCATAGCCCACAACTCGATTACTCCGATAGCGAAGTACGGGATATGGATGCAAAAGCGGAATCTCTTGCGTCTCTACTTTACTTAAGAGGGGTATCTGACTCTAGAAAAGTATACAACTCTTCTTACGGAAAAGTGAATACTAAAGCCATGCATCGATTTCTAGAGGAAGAAGAATCTATGGACTCAGACAAGGTTTTCTATCACAGAAAAGAAGATTCTTCAGATAAGGCAAGCGTGTGTATACTAATTGACCAATCTGGATCAATGGACGCTAAGACGGATGGAAACAAGCGCATAGATTCAGCTAGGGAAATAGGATATATAATCGCCAAGGTCTGCCAAAAATCTGACGACATAGATCTAAGCATCATAGGCTTCTCTGCGCAAGAGGGCACCATGGGAGCTAAAATCGCAAAAGTTTCTGGTAAGGGCGAGGTTAATCTTAGAATGGTGTATGATAATACCAAGGGAACAGATATTAAGAATATACTCCATATGGAGGCTCATTCTAATAATATCGATGGTTTCTCAATC